GAGGAAACTATTCAACGCATGTACTCATACCTATCAAGACATAAAGTAGATTTGGAATCTTCAAAGAGTTATGATGATGGTTGTGGTAAATTGATGTATGATAGTTGGGGTGGATTAACAGCTTTAAGTTGGGCTGAATCCAAAATCAATTCATTTGAGAAAGAGAAAATGTCTCAACAGAAATTTGCAACAGATGAGGAAAAACGTATTGTTGTTGGACCTGCTATGATACCTGATTTAAAGATATTCCGTAGAGACAAAGAAGGAAACCCATATCACGTTTATTTCAGTGCCGACACAATCAAGATGATTGCTGAGAAGTATATGAGAAACAAGTACATAGACAATAATGACGAAAATCATAATGGTCAAGCGGTAAAAGACGTATATGTAATTGAATCTTGGATTAAAGAGGATATGGAGGATAAATCCAACAAGTATGGTTACGATGATTTACCAATCGGAACTTGGTTTGTATCTATGAAAGTCAAAAATGATGAGGTATGGAACAAGGTAAAGAACGGTGAATTGAATGGATTTAGTGTATCAGGTTATTTTGAGGAGGTTGCAGAATTTTGTAGAGAAGAAATGTTTTTACAGAAAGTGGCTGAAATATTAAAGAAATATTAAATAAAAATGGGAATATGTATAGAAATATATATTTACCTATAAGAACAATAATTAAAAACAAATAAAATAGATTATGTCAAACCCAAAAACAGCAATCAACGAAATTAAAAAATTGATGATGCAGTTTGGCTTTATATCTGAAGAACCAGTAATGGCATCTTTCAAGTTGGAAGATAATACAATATTACAAGCAAACAAATTAGAAGTTGGTGAGAAAATTGTAAAAATCAACGAAGAATTTGAGCAAGTTGCATTAGATAATGGTTCATACAGATTAGTTGAAAACTTTGAAATTGAAGTTGAAGACGGGTCAATTGTTGCAGTTAAAGAGATTTTTGTTGAAGCAAAATTAGAAGACGGTACAGTCGTTAAAGTTGAAGGTGATTCTCTAATGGAAGGTGCTAAGGTAGTAGTTGTTACTCCTGACGCAGAGATTCCAGCACCAGATGGTGTTCATATGTTAGAAGATGGAACTGAAATTGAAACTAAAGATGGTATCATCGCAGCAATTAAAGAAGCAGTAGAAGCAGAAGAAGGTGCTGAAGAAGATGAAATGCCAGAAGGTACTGAAGGTGACGGTGGTCCAGCAGTTGAAGTAGAATTGATGGATATGTTAAAAGATTTTGTATATAAAATCTCTGAGAAAATGTCTCAAATGGAAGAAAAAATGAATGCTATGAACGCTGAGTTTAATGCATTTAAATCAGAACCAGCAGGAAAGAAAATCCCTAATGGTAAAACTGAACAATTTAATAATGAAAACTTAAGTCCTGAAGAAGCTAAATTAGCAGCAATTATGGGATTAAGAAAAAAATAAAAAATAATTAAAAAAAATAAGAATTATGAAAATTTATTCAAAAGACGAATTTAGTTACGTAGTATCAAGTATTACAGGTTTTACAGACCAGTCATCTCAAGAAATTGTAGCTAAAGCACTTATCGGAGCAACAACTCCAGCAAACACTACAATTAAATTAGGTGTTCGTGGTACTCAACAAATTCAATTATTGAACAGTGCACCAGCATTCCAAACAGGTGCTTGTGGATGGAACGCATCAGGTACTACAACTTTCACTCAAGTTAGTTTAGCATCTCAACACGAAAAATTAAACGAAGAATTATGTTTCCAACAATTATGGGATACATACCAATCATTATTGTTACCAGCAGGACAAGATCCTGAGACTGTACCATTCCTTGACCAAATCATCGGATTAAAAACAAAACAAATCCAACAAAGAATTGAGTCTAAATTATGGACAGCAACTGTAGCAGGTGGTGATTCATTTGACGGTTTCAAAACCTTAATCACTTCAGGTGCAACATCTGTAGCGGTATCTGCATCAGGTACAACTTTCAGTTCAACTGCAGCTTACGGTACTAACGGTAACCCAATCACTGAGGTAGACAAGTTAATCTCTGCATTATCAGATGACGCTTTAGCGTTTGACGATTTAGTAGTGTTTATGTCTTACTCTAACTTCCGTCTTTACAACCAAGCGTTAGTGAAGGCTAACTTCTTCCAAAACTATATCGGTACAACTAACGTAACTGGTAACATGAGTGCAATCCACCCATCTACTAACGTTAAAGTATTACCTACATTAGGTTTGGCAGGTTCTAACCAAGTTACAATCGGACCAGCACAATATATGTTCGTAGGTTTTGACTTAATGTCAGACCATGAGAAGATGGATGCATTCTGGTCTCGTGACTTTGATGTATTGAAAATCAGAGCTAACTACTCTTATTCAGCAAACATCGCATCATTTGCAGGTACAAACTACTTTGCAACTAACGGTTTAGCGTAATTCGTTCTAAATTGATATAACAGCAGTGGGGTGAAAGTCCCCACATTTTTAAAATAAACAAAGAAAAAATAAATTAAAAATATTATGAGTTGTTTTATAACATCAGGAGCAGCGTTAGGTTGTTCTGACTCAATTGGTGGCGTTAAGAAAATCTATGTAGTTGGTGGTGGTGGTTCTGTAACAGGATACACATATGATGCTGATGGTGCAATTACAGGTGCAACATCAACAACTGGTACTACTTTATATGGTTTTGAATTGAAGAGAAATACTTCTTCTTATGTTCAAAATACTACAAAGAACTACGAAAACGGTACAGTATATTGGGAACAAGTATTGACTGCAGTATTATTCAAATACGACCAGGAAAAAAGAAACCAATTAAAAGTATTGGGACAAAACGATACGTTACAGATTGTAATTATTGACCAAAATGATACACAGTATTTGATGGGTCAAGTTAACTATTCTTACTTATCAGGTGGTTCAGCATCAACAGGATTAGCATTAGGAGACAGAAATGGCTACGAGTTAATCTTTACTGCACAAGAACAAGAACCAAGTAGAGTTATTGAAGGTGCTTTAGCTTCTGTATTTACAGGTGCAAGTATTGTAGACTAATTGAAAATGTAAGTCTTCGGACTGAATTTCTATATATCTCTATCGAAAAGAGGGGCTAACGCCCCTTTTTTTTATATTATTTAGTTTCGCCGATAGATTTTATATATTTATCTTATATAAGAGTTATTTTTATGATCATACTAAATAAAGGACAACAGAATGAATTGGTGTTAAACATCAATAATAATTCAAGGACCGACTTTTCGGGTTACACTCTTACATTTTTAAACATTTTATCACAGGAAGAAAAATCATATTTGATTGATACTTCCAATCCAGCCGAATATGGTGAGAATGATAGATATTGTGAAATAGTTTTAAATCTTCAAAATGATGATTTAAATTACGAAGGACAGTACCAATTAAAAATATATGGTAATGGAACAAATCTTGTATATACAGGTATGGCTAGATTAAATGGTACAACTGAACAAGGTAATACATTTACAGAATATATTTCACCTGATGAGGATAATGATAATTTTATATACATACAATAATAATTTATGAGTGAAGAAACAAAAAAGAAATACCAATTAAGTAGAGCTGAGTTTACACAAGAACCATTACTACCAGTCTTTTCAGAAATTTTGAATAGATTGGATTATGTATTATATGGTGAGGGAAACAATATGCCACAATTCTTAATTAGTAGATATAACAATAGTGCAATTCATAAGGCTATTGTAACATCAAAGAAAGAACAAATATGTGGTGATGGAATAGTGTCATTAAATAATCCCATGGCAACCATCAATCTAATAAATGATTCTGAAAATGTAATGGATGTTTTTGAAAAATGTGCATTAGATTTAGTATTATTTGGTGGGTTTGCATTAAATGTAATTTGGTCAAGAGATAGAAAATCAATTGCTGAGATTTATCACTGTGACTTTTCAAGATTAAGAAGTGGTAAAATTAACCCTGAAACAGATAAGATAGAGAAATACTACTATT